ACCACCATGGACGCTCTAACTGTTGCTGGTGATCTAAACCAAGGCAGTGGAGACATCATTGGTGATGGTTCTACCAACATCAGTGGTATCAACACCGTTACCGCTTCTGGTAAGATGTATGCCCTATCATACACCACCACTTCTGACGCAGCTCTAAAAGAGAACGTTGAGAAGATCGAAGGTGCTGTTGAGAAGGTAGAAGCTATCCGTGGTGTTACTTTCGACTGGAAATCCGGCGAAGGTAAGTCTGCTGGTGTAATCGCGCAAGAGATCGAGGCTGTTATGCCCATGCTAGTTGAGTCTGGCGATCACAAGCGTGTTGACTACAACGGTCTTGTTGGTCTTCTAATTGAAGCCGTCAAGGAACTATCCGCTGAAGTCAAGGAACTAAAGTCCAAGTGATATTATTTTGATTGATTACAGGCTCCCTTCGGGGGGTCTTTTTTTATATGCTAAATAATACCGTGAAGAAACTTATAATTCCACACAAGAGAAGCTAATAATGGCAATTCCAAATACAACTTTCCGTGCCTTTGTCGAAAAACTAGGCGCAACTGAAGCCGCTACTTTTGTCGGCAACGAAGGAGATCTATTTTACGATCCCAATACAGCATCATTAAGAGTATCTGATGGTGTTACTCCTGGCGGCATGGCTGTTGCTGGAGTTACTACCGTTAGTGGACCAATTCAACAGAGTCTTGTTCCAGACTCTGACGGCACTCTGGATTTAGGCTCCCCAACAAATCAGTGGAGGGACTTATATCTAACAAATAATACTATGTACCTTGGGGGTACTTCTGTCGCAATTTCTGCGACAGGTAAGCTATCCGTTGACGGCACTGATCTTCCAACAGAAGATGATCTGGTATCGGAAGCAAATCAGAGATTGGTCGTCAATACCGACAGAAAGGTATATGGTCAGTACGCTCCAGGTGTTTTAAATCCTAATCCAAATGCTGGTGGTTGGTACTATAGGACCAAGGATGGAAGCATCATTCGCTGGAACTTCTACTCTCCCAAGCCAAACGCAGACGGTCCTGTGGGTAAGCTAGGTAACCTAGAGTCTGGCTGGTGCCTATTCACTCCCTGGTCAACCGATACGGAGTATCCATTCTTCCAGTTCTACACCACACCCAAGCTAGGTGGCGGTAATGCAGCTAACTGGTATAGATCAAAGGTCACTTACATCAGAGCCCCAGAGACACACGTTCCCGGAACTCCTGTGCTATTATACTTCGGTCAGGATCCAGTTGATGTTGCTCCTGGAGTACCCCGTAAGCAAATGAGCTTAAGCGTCGGCGGCTCTGAAGGTCCACAGGATGCTGATGAAGTGATCTTCGCATCATACCTAACCCACTCAACCGGTAAGCAGGATGACTTTATGGTGTTCTCCACCACGAACGTCGGTTTCACATACGATAGCCAGAACTACTCATATGGCTTGTATGCTGTTCCTGGTGAGGCTGGTATCACCACAACAACCACCATTGGCGCATCGACATTTGAGATCGTGAACGGCATCATCGTCAACATCACCTGACGTTGCGCCCACGAAAACCTATGGTATAATACGGGGGAGCTTCGGCTTCCCCTTTTTTTATTTCTATATTATGAGTGAGCGTACTGATTTCCTTTGGACAGAAAAATACCGCCCACAAAAGATTGATGACTGTATCTTGCCCGATCACATCAAGGCAACCTTTAAGGAGTTTGTAGAGAAGGGTGAGATCCCAAACCTACTCCTCGCAGGACCTCCTGGTGTCGGTAAAACCACAATCGCCAAAGCTCTCTGTAATGAGATTGGTGCGGATTACTATGTAATCAACGGATCTGATGAAGGACGTTTCCTTGATACTGTCCGTAATCAGGCAAAGAACTTTGCTTCTACCATGTCTTTGACTGCTGAAGCAAAGCACAAAGTCATTATCATTGATGAGGCAGATAATACTGGTAATGATGTTCAGCTACTTCTTCGTGCGAACATTGAGGCATTTTATAAGAACTGCCGCTTTATCTTTACCTGTAACTATAAGAACAAGATCATTGAGCCCCTCCACAGCCGCTGTGCGGTCGTTGAGTTCGGTCTTAAGGGTAAGGAGAAGCAAGAGGTAGCTGCTGCCTTCTTCAAGCGCCTCACAGGCATCCTTGAGCAGGAACGTATCGAGGCAGACAAGAAAGTTCTAGCCCAACTAGTACAAAAGCACTTCCCCGATTTCCGTCGCGTACTTAATGAGGTTCAGCGTTATTCCTCTAGTGGTAAAATTGATACCGGCATTCTAGCTACCTTCTCTGAAGTTAAGGTTGAAGATCTAGTCAAAAACCTTGAGTCAAGTAATTTTACAGAAGTGCGTAAGTGGGTTGTATCTAACCTAGATAATGATGCTAATACAATCCTACGAAAGGTGTATGATGCTCTATACTCTCGCCTTGAAGGTCCATCCATCGCGGCAGCAGTACTAATCATCGCCAAGTATCAGTATCAGGGAGCATTTGTTGCTGACCAAGAGATCAACCTCCTAGCAGCACTAACAGAAATCATGATTGAGTGTGAATTCAAATGAATACAGTAGTTTTATACACAAACGGCGGACAGGAATCTGAACGAGTTCGCCAACTCCTCCAAAGCTTGGGTGGAGAATACCTAGAATATCGTTTGGGTAAAGAGTTTACTGAAGCCCAGTTCCGATCAGAGTTCGGCAATGAAGCCGAATTCCCACAAGTCTCCATCGGCTATGAACATGTCGGCGGACTAAAAGACACCCTACATTATCTACAAAACAGAGGACTTATTTGATGGAAATCAGACTACTACGTTTACAATCAGGCGAACAGGTAATTGCTGAGTGTGCTGACTTCACCCAGGAAGTATTCTCCGTAAGAAACCCAGTTGCTTTGGTTCCAACCCAGGATGGTAACATCAACTTTGTTCCCTGGTGTCCCCTAGCAGAAAAGGATACAGATGTTGAAGTTAGATCAGCAACCGTGGTATACTCTGCTGTGCCCAACGAAGAGCTTGTAAAGAATTACGAGGAGATCTTCTCACCAATCATCACCCCAAATAAGGGTCTTATCTTGTGAATAACGATAAATTGCCCCTATGGTTCTATGGTTTTTACCTGTCCTTGGGGCTTTTTACTATACTTTGTTTTGTTGTTTTGTTATTAGGAAATGTCTATGGACTTGAAAGAATGGCTTAATAGTATTAACCTATCTAAAGAGCATCTTATCGACGAAAACCCAGACGCAGAAAGGGAATATCCCCCATTTATCGTCAACAAGTGTCTCTCTGGTCAGATGGACTCCCTGATGTACGCGAACGAGATGAATAAGTATCCCCAACTTGATAAACGTTTACAATATGATTTTCTTATAAATAGTTTACGGAAGAGGAAAAGATTCTCTCCCTGGTTGAGGAAGGATAAGATTAAAAACATTGAAGCAGTACGTCGTTATTACGGTTTCTCCACCGAAAAGGCAGAACAAGCTTTGAATATCTTATCTAATGAGCAACTTGATTACATCTATGAGAAACTTAACACAGGGGGATCAAACCCATGCATACAGACGAGAGAGGCTTAGTATATTGGGAGCCTTCCCATATGGTAGAAATTTTTCTATCTGAGCCTGATGACTTTTTAAAAGTAAGAGAAACTCTTACCCGAATTGGTGTGGCTTCTCGTAAAGAGAAGAAGATCTATCAATCTTGCCATATCCTTCACAAACAGGGTAGGTATTTCATTGTTCACTTTAAGGAACTATTTGCTCTAGACGGCAAGCACACAAATATCACTATTAATGATATTCAGCGCCGTAATCGTATCGCAAAGCTACTTTCTGACTGGAACCTAGTTGAACTAGCTCGGGAAGAGGATATTCTAGACGTAGCACCACTAAACCAGATTAAGGTCCTTTCATATAAAGAGAAAGGCGAGTGGATCCTAGAGCCCAAGTACAACATTGGGGGTCGCAAATCAGCCTAAAGTTATGTAAAGAAAAGGCTGTATTTTGCCTACTTCTATCTAAATATATGTGAGTCAACGGCTCATGTGTTAAGGATAAATGAAAGTAGGTAGGATATCATAACATGATGAAGGGGGTTTACCGACCCCCTTTTTTCATGCCTACTTGTATAATTAGTATGTCGGATGCTTCGGGTCCGGCAATTACATCTCGCTTTTATAGGAGAACAAAATGAAAAAGTACGGAGCTGGCGACCTACAAAGGTTCGTCAATGATATCGAAAGGTATTCTATTGGTATGGATGAGTGGCTACACCGAATGGGTGCCGTCCACGAAAGTAAAGAAAACTATCCTCCATATAATCTAGTCAAAGAATCTTCAGTTGAATTCAGATTAGACATCGCGCTAGCAGGTTTCAAACGAGAAGAGATTAAAGTTTTCACAGAGAACAACAAGTTGTTCGTTGAGGGTGCTCAAAAACGGGAAGAGGATTCCGTTGAGTATATCCACAAAGGTCTAGCTTCAAGGGACTTCACCCGCGTATG